ACAAACAATATCCCATTTCCATTTAACAACTTGTTCAATGTTATATTTAGCTTCTATTTTTGTTGCCATAATAATTCTCCTTATAATGTTGCGTCTAATTCTGTTAATCTAAACCAACTTCTAGACATTGAATTAGTTTGGTTAGCTGTTCTGTTGTACCAAGTAGAACCACTACCCCCTACTCTAATTTTTAAAGTTAAGGTAGTGCCAGATGGTATAGAAGTTGCGGCAGGTGTTGTGTCAGGACTTGATTGATTGCCCATACAACCTGCCCAAGTCCAACGCATAGCACCCCAATCATTAGTATTAGAGTATTGTCCTGCGTCTGTTTCTTCTAAATAATAACCACCTGCTAAATTTTGAAATGCTGAACCTGCTCTAAAACCACCAGATTTATAAAAACCAAATCTGTATTTAACATTAGATGAAGCGTCTTGTAGCCAAGCAATCATATAAACATCTCCACTATCATTACCACTGTTGTTTCTTCCAATTTGACAAGATAAATCTAAAACAAATTGTGAGTTAGTTCCTTGCGTTGTAAAAGCATAACTAAATATTTCTAATCCTGTTCCACTACTATTGTCTGATTGAACAATACTAGCTTGTTGGTCGTCCCACTGCCAGTGTGTCTGTTTTATTTTACCACTATCTATTGTTCCCCAACTAGGATTAGCACCTGCACCACCTGTAAGTAATGCCTGTCCGTTTGTTCCTGCCGCTAGTCTTTGTAGACCAGAGCCATCTCTGTAAAGTATATCACCTTGTGTTGTTAATGTCGTTGTTAAATCTGTTCCGTTAGTACCATTAGTACCTGCTTGAGACATTATATCCCAATTAGCTGTAACAGTTGGAAGGTTTCCTGTTGTAGCTGTTTTTGCAACGTAAGACGAACCATTGTACGAAACAACGTCATCTATTGCATAAGCTGTACCTGCATTATAAGCTCCCTTCCAGTTGAGCTTAATATTGCCGAGTGTTACTGTAGCCATATTATTTTTCTCCTTGTTATATTGTAGCTATTAGTTCGCCATTGTTTAACGACCAAGTGAAACCACTAGCCGCAAATTGCACATCATCAAAGTTGGCGTATTGACTTGCTGATATGTTATCTACACCTTGATTTGTAGTTGTTACTCTTACTGCATTATTAGTAGGTGTAGGTGTATTAGCCGTTCCACCCATATTTGAGTGAGACGAGCAATAATAATATAAAGTTGGTGCACCACTAGCTACAACTATAGTTACTTGTGTTGAGCTATTGTGAGTTACACCTGTTGTGTATTCTGTACCACCACCATGTGTACCATCTGAAGTCGTTGAAAACTTAAATGGGTGTCCTGATGGGTAGTTAAATATGTAAGTATTACCTTCGTGTAATGTTAAAGTGTCTTGTTGAACACCATCTATATAATAAGCACCACCACTAGCTGTTACTGTTCTTACTAATGTAGATGGACTAAAGAATTTTTCAAAACCATAAACTTCTGCTGACGAAGCATTTGCGTATTCTAATGCTGTACCACCAGAGTTTACAACTAAAGCCTGTCCTGCTGTGCCTAAACTTGCAGGTGTATCTGTTAAATCATTTATTGATACGTTAGCTAATTGGAATGTACCGTAAGCCACGACCATAAGAATATCATTAACACTCGCACCACTTGCTAATACTACACTTGTACCTGTAGTTGCAGTAAAGTCAGCATTTGCTAATTTGACACCATTTAGGTAGACATCAATAAACCCTGCGTCATAAGCCATTGTAGCACCGTTTGAATCCGAGCCAGTAAATGTTGTCTGACCTGCTGTTGCAGTGTACTCAAACCTGTTTGCAGTGCCATTGACTGTGCTACCTGCCGCCGCCCAACCGCTAGATTTGTAGACTTTTAGCTCATTCGCCGTTGTATCAAAGTAGAGGTCTCCGACATCATTTGATGTAGTTGGAGCACTACTTAAAATTCTGTATCTTTCTGCAAACGAGTTTACTCCTGATAAATTAGAAGCAACACTATTTACATTTGCAATAGAACCACCAACATTATTTACGTTAGTAATTGAGCCTGCTACTGTCGTAATGTTTGCATTGTTTGTAGCTGTTGTCGTAACGTTAGTTGAAATTCCTGCTACCGTTGTTACATTAGCTTTAATATTTTCTACTGCCGAAACATCTGAAGCAATCCCTGCAACACTTGTTACATCACTAGAAATACCTGCTACTGTTGATATGTTAGCGTTATTACCTGAAACAGTATTAATGTTTGTAGCGTTAGAATTTACTGCACTAACTGCACTTGATATTCCTGCAACACTTGTAACATCTGATGATATTCCTGCAACTGTAGTTATGTTAGCGTTGTTACCTGCAACTGTCGTTACATTAGCATTGATACCTGCTACTGTATTTACATTAGCAATATTATTTCCGACTGTATTAACATTTGCAATATTAGTTGCAACTGTATCAATTTCTGAAGTTGTTTCTTGTAAGTCTGCCGCCGCAGTTTCTATTTCTGAAACTGTTTCGTTTAAATCATTAGCTACTA